TGGTGAGGCGCGAAACTCACTACAATGCGGAAATGAGCCGCAATGCCAGCTTTGTCACTAACACAGGAACATAGTAGTTCCCGTGAGCGGTATCGATAACATGCGATATCGCCGGCAGCCGAACGCTGCATTAGTGCTCCTGGAGCGCAGATCCCTTTAATTTATTAAGCAGAGAGAAAACTGAGAACTCTGCCGGTCTGGGGGTAATCCAGAACCCATGTGCAAGAGGAAAATCATACCTATCAAACACTGTCTCCATCGACGGGAAGATCAGATCAGGGATGAAACCGAGTTGCAGGAATTCGAATTTCAGCTGAGCAAGCTGAAATCTTTTCCAAGGTGTTGGTTCAATATCAGGATATTTCTGTTTGATCCATTTGAATATCCAATCGAGAAATTCGTGAAATGCTCGATTAGTACCAGATGTCCAAGCTAAACCAATAATACGAGTCAATACATCGCCCGGAGAAACGTCAGTTTCTTCAGGTAATGCCAAAGACAGTACCACTTGTTTTTCATCTGCAGTAATATACTGTGAACAAACACTTTTGCCTAGGAAGTGCAACATAGGTTGCGGGAGGTCGAGTGTCTCGAGATCAAATTTGGAGTACTTCTTAGACTTATCCACGTTGACGATACTATTAAAATATCGGCGCAGAAACGCTACGTGACTCTTCATCAGATCCTGTTCTAGATGACAAACTTTGGGGATTATGACTGAATCGTCGCCAAGAACCACAATCCGACATACATCAGATAATGACTCATAGGACGAGGCATCCCTAGTGGACAAAGCCATTAGAGATGTCACGTTCATGACGATATTGATGATCGAATCCACAAACTGAGTCCAACAAGAACCCGAGGGAATACCACCACTACTACGAACCAGCCAGCGGCCTAGCAGCAACGGTGTATCAACGAAATAGTCGACCATAGCCTTCCATTGTCGTTGATCATCATCATTCAGATCAAAGAAACCTTTCAACATACTAAACACATCTCGAATTAACCAAGATGGTATGTGGCGATCAAAACCAGAAAAGTCAAGCATCCACACAATGTGATGGAGCGCGAACCGAGGTG